CCATTTTCAAAATTACAAAGGTTATGCGATACCTAAAGCGCAATTAATTATAGCAGATATTCCTTATAATTTAGGCAATAATGCTTATGCTTCAAATCCATCATGGTATAAAGATGGAGACAATGCAAATGGTGAAAGCGCATTAGCTGGTAAAAGTTTTTTTGATACCGATGAGGATTTTAGACCTGCAGAATTTATGCACTTTTGTTCAACAATGTTAAAGGCTGAAACTAAAACAAAAAAAGTTGATGGAGAAGCAAGGCAAAAAGGCGATGCCCCATGTATGATTGTTTTTTGCGCATTTGACCAACAAATGTATTTAATTGAACTTGCTAAAAGATACGGTTTAAATAATTACATAAATTTAGTATTTAGAAAAAACTTTTCGGCCCAAGTATTAAAAGCAAATATGAAAGTTGTAGGAAACTGTGAATATGCATTAGTTTTTTATCGTGACAAATTGCCAAAATTTAGAAACAATGGCAAAATGATTTTTAATTGTATGGATTGGCCACGTGATAATGTAAGCGAAAAAATACACCCTACTCAAAAACCTATTGAATTACTAAAAACATTAATTGAAATTTTTACCGATAAAGGCGATGTTGTTATTGACCCTTGCGCTGGAAGTGGTTCTACATTAGTGGCTGCTGAAAGATGCGGGCGTAAATCATACGGATTTGAAATAAAAAAAGACTTTTACAATGCTGCTAAAAAATGGATTGAAGAAGAAAAAACAACTATTAAAGAAATAGCAGAACTCGGATTCGCTAAAACAGAATTGTCAAAACTAAACCCAACACTATTTTAATATGATAAACTTTCACAACTGCGACAATATGCAGTTTATGGTTGATGTGCCTGACAAGTATTATGATTTGGCTATTGTTGACCCGCCTTATGGGATAGGGGTTAATGTGTCAATGGGTAGAAGAAAAGGCGATAAAAAAAGTAACTACCATAAATTTGAGGGAGGAGATAAATCAATCCCGTCTAAAGAATATTTTGAACAAATACAGCGAATAAGCGTAAATCAAATTATTTGGGGCGGTAATTACTTTACTGAATATTTAAAGCCATCCCCTTGTTGGTTATTATGGGATAAGGGATTTAGTGAAGATATTACCTTTGCACAGTTTGAAATGGCTTGGACTTCATTTAATAGTAGTGCTAAGAAATATGACTTTAATGCTGCAGCAAACACAAAACGCATCCACCCCACCCAAAAACCAGTTGCCCTTTACGAATGGCTATTATCAAAATACGCAAAGCCAAACGATAAAATCATAGATACTCATGGTGGAAGCGGCTCAATAGCCATAGCAGTTGACAAAGCGAACACATTAGACAAAACAAACTATTTACTTGACATTATTGAACTCGATAAGGATTACTTCGATGCCTCAGTTAACCGTTTTAATAAATATAAATCACAAACAACACTAAACTTAAAATGAACATAACAGCAGAACAACCCCGAATCAAACCAAGCAACACCCAACTGAAACAAGAATACAAACAGATGTTGGCACTTGTTGAGCATAACGGATCAAGGCCCGCGAAATGCAACCCGATTACCGAAGCCGCTAAACAATTTGGCTACACTCGGCCAGGTATTGCGCGTTTAATGAATGGTAAAGTTGACCGTTGGAAGCCTCAACATTTTGCTATTTATGATTTTCTTAAAGCATATTTAACATAAATTAACACTTTAGTTGAAAATAATATTTTGAGGTAATGAATTTAATTGTACATTTGCATCAACAAATAACAACAACAACTAAAAACACTAACAACATGAACACAGAACAATTAAAAACTAAAAAAATTACATTAGCAACTTTAAAAAGCTTTATAAACAAAAATGAAGTTTATATAAAAATGGAATCTTCATTTGATGGCATGACTGACATGATTGAATATGATAAAAATGCAAAGTATATGCCTGCTCAAAAAACAGATAACAATGTTAAAAACACACTTGGACTTAACGGTTTATGGTTAGTAGGTAGTTCAAGAAATTATTTTAGATACTTTGAAGATGAAAATTTTTATGGTATAGATGTTACCAACTGCTGCGGAAGTTCTTTAATAGCAGTTAAAAAATAAAACAAATCAAAGGGGGTTAAACACCCCCAATTACTAACCCAATAAAAACAAACTAACATGAACTCAATTAACGTAATCACAAAAGTATCAACCACAACAACGTGGCAAATCGAAAATTCTAAAGAGCGTATTGAATACGAATCAGACAATGAAACATTCTACGTGTGGAATAAAGACAACGAGATAACTGCTTCTATTGACCGTAAAGACGCATTCTGGACTATGCAACTATGCGACCTTGCAGTTAGCAACGACAAGCACGAAATCAACTTGCAATTTAACGATTACATCCCGCACACCTCATTTCTTTCTATGGTATTAACCGATTTCTTACATAAAAACAAATAAATAAACAATTATGACAATCAAAGGCACAATTAAGCGCATAGGCGCAACGACAACAGTTAGTGATGGTAAATTCTCAAAGAGAGAACTAATCCTAACCACAACAGACCAGTATCCGCAAATCGTATCAATCGAACTACAACAGAAATCCTGCTCACTTGCAGATGACTTGAAAGTAGGTCAAGACATTGAGGCTTACATTAACATCAGAGGTCGTGAGTGGACAAGCCCACAAGGTGAGGTAAAAGTGTTTAACACAATAGTGTGCTGGAAAGTTGATGCAAATCCGTTTACCGAAGCAGCACCCGAACCGATTTCAACAGATGACTTATTTTAAACATTAATACATAACTAACAATGGAACAAAAAACACATTTTAAAAAATTACGCAACCCAAATTATATCGGAGGGTGGGATTTAACCGATGCAGACAAGACAGTTACAATAACCAAAGTTGACAAAGAGAAAGTACACGATGGTAAAGGTGGCGAATCCGAATGCTGCATCGTTCACTTTGCTGAATGCAAACCGATGGTGGCTAACGCTACTAACCTTAAGCGAATTTCAAAGCTATTAGGTAGCCCATTTATCGAGGATTGGGCAAACAAACAAATAGTATTAACTACCGAAAAGGTGCGCGCATTTGGTGAGATGCACGATGCGGTTAGGGTGTCAACTAAGCCAGTTACCAAACCGACATTAAGCGGTGAAGCAATCGAAAAAGCCAAAGCGGCTATTGCAGCAGGATCGGTTACGATTGATGCAATAAAGAAAAAATATAATGTTACTAACGAGGTGGAGGCTCAATTGATCAATGGATAAGATATTCAGAATACATTGCTCTCAAATCGGGAAGATAATGAGCAACGCAAAGGTTAAAGGCGAATTGTCAGCAACCTGCAAAACATTCTTAATGGAGTGGTATGCCAATGACCGAGAGCAGATACATTCAAAGTACATTATGAAAGGTAACTTGGTTGAGATTGATTTGATTGATTTTATGGCCGAGCAAATCGGTTTGGGGATGGCAGAAAAAAACGAGGTAACTGTTCATAACGAATGGATGGTTGGCACTTGCGATGTAATCACTAATCATTTAATTGTTGATGTTAAGGCAGCATGGTCACGTAAAACATTGCAGCAACAAGCTATTGAGGGAATGAATAGCGACTACGAATGGCAAGGCAGAGGTTACATGGCACTTTATGAGCGACCTACGTTTATCGTGTTTCATGGACTTATGAATACACCTGAAGAGGCTAACTACGATGGCGAGGTTGTTTATGATGACCTACCCGATAACGAAAGATGGGTGGCTTATCAGGTGCAACGCGATGTAACTATTGAGCAGTTAATTATTCAGCGCGTCATTCAATGTCGCGAATGGTTGGAGGAATATGATAAAAAAATGCTTGCTACTTTGGGTAAAATTCATTAAGTTTGCATTGTTGTTTCGGTCTCACATTTAGAAACATAATAATATTGGCCCTTATAGAGGCGCAAGGAAGTGAGACCCCTTGCAAATCTTTAAGGGCTTTTTTAATTTTAACAAAATGAAAATATTTTTAGTAAAATCCCCAAGCGGGAAAATCCTTCCAACATGGGCAGAAACAATTTATCACGCTATCCAAAAAGCAATGGTAGTGGATGGCTTTAATTACAATCAAACCGAGTACAATAAACTTAATACTGCAAAAAAATGAATAAGGCAGAAGAAGAATTTGTAGATAAACTGGTATTGCAATTTTCAAAGTATTTTGAAGTGCAACGTGAAGTTAAAAGTAAGTGCAAAAAAAGTACAATTGATTTGCTTTTGACTATTGATGGAAAATATCACTTTGGAGTTGAATGTAAAAGACCAGACAAAAAAAAAGGTGAGAAAATTGGTGAATATGTTTTGCAAGCTATTAGATATTCTAAAGCAGAATTTAAATATAGACCAAATGTTTTCGTAAAAGCACTTATATTTATTTGCCCGCCTTTATCTTATAATTATTTTATAATGAATGAGGAATCTAAAATTATTGATGGCATAGAATATCATAAAGATAGACATCATAAATTGCATAATCATAATACTATTAATGGATTCTTAGGTGTGTTTAATATTGGTGAAGTTAGAAAAAAACCTATGGGTTATCAATTTTCAATGAAAAACAAACCAATATTTGAACATATAATTTACCCACATACTGGTAAAGATTATTCAAAAGTGCATGAAGTTAATTATAATTTTTATATGAATAAACTATGCAACCAATAACATTTAACTATTACGAAGCCGACATCAAACGTAGCACTCCATTAGGTAGTGTTACGCTTGAATATCTTATAAACGCTATTAGAACACCTAAAAAAGATATCCGCAATGTATTTGAGGAGATACGTATTGCAGAGGAAAATAAAGACATGGCCAAAAAGCAAGCATTGAAGTCAAAGTTATACTCGTTTACTCCATGTGTTTATGTTAACGGGCCGCGTAAGTATTCCAACATTCAACATTGGACTGGATTACTTGTTCTCGACTTTGACCACTTAGCAAGTGATGTGGCAGTTGAATTTAAAGAGTATTTATTTAACGAATATAAATACATTATAACCGCGTGGCTATCGGCTTCGAGGCATGGTGTTAGGGCTTTAGTTAAGATTCCGATTTGCACTTCGGTTGATGAATTTAAACAATACTATGCAGGCATCGAGCGACACCTTAACTGTTACAATGGGTTTGATACAGCACCAAAAAACTGCATTTTACCGATGTTTATTAGTTACGATGCCGATATATTACACAGAAACGATGCACAAACTTGGTCAACAAAGCATATTGAAATCGTTAGGCCCGCAGTAAAACAATACATAATTGATGACAAAACTTCAACAATTGAACGTATTATTGCAAAAAAAATAAACGTAATTGTTGATTCAGGACATCCACAATTGAGGGCCGCAGCTTACTTAATGGGTGGTTATGTTGGTGCTGGTTATATTGACCAACAACATGCCATTTGTGTAATGGAGCAAATGATTGATGGCAACGGTTATCTATCGCAAAAGGCATCAATATACAAGCAAACAAGTAAAGAAATGATTAACAAAGGAACTACACAACCAACTTATCTAAACAAAGCATGAGCGACAAATTTAAAAAACCTGAATCAAACCCGCTTTTAAACGCGGTGGATTACTTTAACTTCTTTGGCTCATTTGTGTCAATATTTGAGGGCATAAAACAATGCAATGTAAAATCAGAAACGGAAGTATGCCTACTTAATCCCGATAGTTTAGATCCGCAGGAACTTAACAAACCGACTTTTATTCTCAATAAGTTAAACACTATTGATGTGATGAAAAAAAATAGTTACCGACTTGGTGTTGGGGCCAAGGTTTCTAAATTTATGGTTTTAGCCGCAGTTAAATTCCAAGGCGATTCATTTGCTGCAATGTCTTATGTTAATTTTGAAATAATGAAATCCGATATACCTTATATTAGGGTGGGAACTGATTACTTTAAAGTTATAGCCAAAAAAGACAGATACAAATCTGAAAACACTTTGTTAAAACCTTGGAAAAAAGATGAAATAAAGCAAGACCATGGCAAACAATTACTCGGAATGATTTACAAGTTTGATGACTTTACTATCTATCCTGACAATGTTGAATATACTCCAGTGCTTAACAACTGTTATAATCTTTACGCTAAATTTTCGCATAAATTCGTTATTGATGAGGTCAACACAAATGATATACCTGTTACCTTGGGATTGATTAATCACATTTTTGGTGAGCAATGGGAGCTTGGTTTGAAGTATATGAAAATACTTTACGAATATCCGCGCCAAATATTGCCAGTATTAGCACTTGTTTCTACCGAACGCGAAACGGGTAAAACAACTTTCTTAAATTGGATTCAAATGTTGTTTGGGGAAAATACTACCTTAATCAATCCAAGTGACCTTACAAGTAACTTTAATGATGCTTACGCAACTAAAAACATTATTATGATTGATGAAACAACCATCGATAAACAACACGCAATCGAAAAGTTAAAATCAATAGCAACTGCCAAAACAATGTCGGTATCTCAAAAGTTTGTTAGTCATTATAGTGTGCCATTTTTTGGCAAAGTTATTTTTTGCACCAACAAAGAATCTGACTTTATGCGAATTGATGAAGAGGAAATCCGCTTTTGGGTGCGCAAAATTAAACTTATTAAAGGCGCAAAGAACACCAATATTGAAACCGATTTGTTTAATGAGATACCAAAGTTTCTTAAATATCTTATGCAACTTCCTGCAATAGACTTCAGCAAGTCGCGTATGGTTTTTACCAAGGATGAAATCTTAACCGAATCATTGCAAGTTGTTATGGAGGAAAGCAAAGCGTGGATGCGTAAAGAAATTAAAGAGTTATTTCAGGATTATTTTGATAATAATTCTGGTATTGAATTTATTGAAGTTACTGCAAAAGATATTAAAGATCGTTGGTTTACTACTAATAATAATGCTCAAATAAATTACATTAGAAAAGTGTTAAAGGAGGAAATGAAACTTATACCATCGGAATTGAAACGATATAAGGTTTGGCCCGATTTAGGATTTAACGAAAGAGTTGGGCAAGTATTTACCTTTTATAATCATAACATGCCTAAAAAACAAGTAGTTAAGAAACAAAACGATTCAGTTGATGACCCTAATGAAGAGATGCCTAATATTGTAATGTAAAAAATATAATTTTACAAAACTATATTAATATGCTGATAATCAATATTGTAAAAAATATGTGTAAATTTGCAAAAGCTACCTCGGTTTATATCATAATTGAAAACACCAGAGTTTATTGTAGTTATTACTTATATACTATATATAATAATAATAATAATAATATATATAGCTACTGTAAGTAAGCATACAGCGTTGTAAAAAATCTGTAAAAAAGTTGTTAAATCCTTTGTAAAAAACCAAATTTGTAAAAAATGAAAATTTACACAATCCCCGAATTCGAACTCTACTACCACAATCAATACAAACGGTCAAACATGAATCAAGCATTTTGGAACACATTACCGATTGAACGATTTAACCTCAACAAAAAGAAAGTCGTTAAAAAGCGAAAAGCGGAGCTCACGACAAACCATTTGGACTTGCCAGTAAACAATGTTATCCAACCGAAAGAAACCAAAGACGCATTCAACACTAATAAGTTTACCGACCTTATCATTGCTTACTTAAAGGCAGTGCATAGTTGCAATAGTGCAAGGCGAATAAGCAGCGAGGGTAGATATCGAAAGGGAATAGGTTATATTGCAGGACTGAACAAAGGTATGGAGGATATACAATGTATATTGAAAGGCCGATTGTTTGCCATAGAGGTAAAATCACAAACCGACCGAATGGGAGAAGCACAACTTAAACGCAAAGCAGCAATTGAAGCCGATGGCGGTCATTACATTGTTGCTACATCGTTTGAGCAACTGCAAACGGAATTATTGAGCATATTAAAATAATACTTATCTTTGTGCTATGAAAGCCGATGACAAAACGACCAAAAAACGACCTCAAAAACTATTTAAAGGCGATGAGGGTGTTAAGTTTAGCAAAGACAATCAACCACCGCCTGAAAACAAAAGCAAAGGATGGGAGGCAAGGCGCGCTGAAAGGTTATTGACTCAAAAAATTATTGAAAAACTAACGGGCGCCAACAACCTGGAAGAGTATGTCGATAGTTTATTTAACAACGCTAAGATGGGCAATGCTAAGGCAATTGACACATTAAATAACGGAATCGAGGAGCAAATAACTAAAACCGAAACGACCATCACAGACACGCGACCACCATCAACTGTCACGATGCCTGATGGCACTAAGATTGAAATTTAATGAATGTCGATTTACAAGCCAATCCGAAGCAATACGATTTCTATATTCAAGCGATGGCAGCGGCACAAGGCGCGACAGAGAAGCGCAATCTACTTTACGGTGGCGCTATTCGTGGTGGCAAGTCTTTTATTTGTGCCACGATCTGTTTGCGTTTGGCCTCAATGTATCCAAATAGCAAGTGGCATGTAATCCGTTCCGATTTTCCTAAGTTAGTTAAGACAATTATACCGACATTTGAAAAGATTATCGATGGCTCACCACACTTTAGGTGGTCACGCGATAAGTCAAACTACTTCTTAGAAAATACTAAGACCAAATCAAAGATATTCTTTATGGCTGAAAACATAAGCCATGACCCCGAACTTAACGCGTTCTTAGGACTTGAAACAAACGGAATATACTTTGAGCAAATTGAGGAACTGAGCAAGAAACTTTGGAATATCGGCAGCTCACGCGTTGGCTCATGGTACATTGATAAGATGCCAACACCTTTGATATTAGCAACGTTTAACCCGACTCAAACGTGGATTAAAGATGAGATACACATCCCCTACTTAAAAGGCGAATTAGGTCCAGAGTTTTACTATCAACTTGCTTTGCCCGATGACAATGCATTCGTAACCGAGGAGCAACGTAAGGTTTGGTCACGTATGGATGAGCGTTATAAGCGGCAGTTTATTGGTGGAGATTGGACTAACTTCGACATGGATGGCAACCGTTGGGCTTATGCTTATGATGCGACTAAACACTTAAAGCCCGTTGAACTTAACAAACAACTGCCCATAATACTTAGTTTCGACTTTAACCGTAATCCAATTTGTTGCTCAGTGCTTCAAGTTATGCCGCCATCAACTATACGCGTTAAAGAAACTATTAAGTTAGCCAATAGCGACATCTATCAACTTTGCGATGTTATTAAAAGCAAGTATGGCAATGCACTATACCAAGTAACTGGCGATGCTTCAGGCAAGTCATCGAGTGCATTGGTGCAGGATAACCTCAACTATTATGTTGTGATAAGACAGAAGTTTAACCTATCCAACAATCAAATGTTAGTGCCGAGCGTTAACCCATCGTTAGAAGACAACCGAATGTTAGTCAACTCACTTCTTGCTCGTGGCAATGTAGAACTTGACCCTCAGTTTACTAAGGGCTTGCAATTCGATTTGGAAAACGTGGCGGTGTTGCCCGATGGGACAATAAAGAAAACAGACCGAAACGATCCCACTCAACAAGCCGATGCATTAGACACATTTCGTTATGCATGTAACACTTATCTAAAAAATTTCATATATTTGTCAAATGTTTAGCGTAATCATTCCAACGATGTGGCGAAGTCCACGCATCATAAATCTTGTTGAAGACCTTTGCGCTTCTGAATTTGTCGGTGAGATTATTATAATTGACAACGACACAACTGAATACAGACCTTTGCCGCTTAGTGCTAAGTATGACATACACTTAATGCCTGAAAACATCTACGTAAATCCCGCGTGGAATTACGGAGTAGAGCGTGCTAAGTATGATAACCTATTGATATGCAACGATGACATAAACTTCAATCCTGCATTCTTATCGATATTTGATGATTCATTGCAGCACGTTGGCATAATCGGTATGGCCTTTGAAAACTACCAACTAAAAAAAGATGCTAACATACATTTGAAATCAATGAAGCAACGCCCATACGGATGGGGATGTATGATGTTGATGCATAAATCAAAATACGTTGCTATACCCGAAGACCTATTGATTGCAAATGGCGATGACTGGTTAGCACAAAATTCAACGCCTTACGAATTGCATGGGTTATCGATTCAATCCGAGATTAGCACAACTACACAACTGCCTGAATTTGGAATGATTCAGCACAATGACAATCAAACTTTCTTAACTAAATACAAAAAGTAATGGCACACAGAGAACAAAGAGAATGGTGTGAGCTTGTAAAATACGCGCACGATGAATTTTTTGTCGGCACAAGCGTGTTAGACATCGGCTCACTTGATATTAATGGCAACAACCGTTACTTATTTGAGCAATGCAACTACACTGGTATTGATATCGGAGATGGACCAAATGTTGATGTAGTTTGCAGCGGTCACTTGTTTAAGTCTGATGATTTATTCGATGTGGTTGTTTCAACAGAATGCTTTGAGCATGATGAGCATTGGCAACAAACGTTAAAAAATGTGATTAACAACTTGCTAAAGGATGGCGGTTTGTTTTTATTTAGTTGTGCCGCGCCAGGAAGACCCGAGCATGGAACAAAGCGCACATCGCCAAAGGATAGCCCGTTTACTAACGACTACTATCGAAACTTAAGCGAGTCCGATATTCGCAGCGTGTTAGATTGCGATGCGATATTTTCAAATTATAAATTCAAAACACGTATAGACTTCCCACAAGATTTGTATTTTTACGGAATAAAAAAATAAAACATGAGCATACTTAACTGCCTAACAAGCTACACCCAAGACATTAGCGGATGCGCTGAGGTATTAGAATTTAGTTCACCGACATTCACAAACGATACTAACTACGTAATTAAGTTTACCTATTCAAACGGATGGGTGCTTAAAAAAGATGTAACAAGCGGCCTATACGATGCAGTAATTGAAATGAACAATAACGGATTTTGGAACATCGGCACTGGCATCGTTAAGGTTGAAATTCTTAGCGGCTGCGATGTCACAAATTTTGATATTTGTGGGACAGTTTACTCATCGATTACACTTAACTTCATAAACATAACTGAAGATGATACTATTGCCATTATCCCTTGCCCTTGTCCTGAATAGCCTCGGTTGTTTAGGTGTTCACTGCCTAACGCGTGAGGGTATGTTATTCGAGCAAGCAGCAAACTACATTCGACATTATGTTGGTCACTATTGGAGCAAACCATTGTTTGATTGCCCACCTTGCATGGCATCGGTTTGGGGTTTAATGGGTTGGTTATATTTTGTAACCGACTTGCACTTGATACCTTACTTACTTATCCTATGTGGCCTTAACGCGTTAACATCTAAAATGTTTTATTATGGAGATTGAAGATGCACATAAGTTTCTACTATCACTCGGCTACACTTACACTGGTCAAACGTGCGGGTGTGGAGGCAGTGCAAAGAAGCGGACCTACAATAAAGTAGATAATAAAATAATAATTAATCTAAGAACTAAACACTATACCCATAACAATGAACTTCCGAAACCTATTCAAGAACTTACCACCAACTTATAAATCTGAATTCCCCCTTGAATTTGCGTTTAAGTGCGGAGGCGTTGACTACTTTGAGTTTGTCGATAAAAATAACTTACCTTATGAGCGAGGGTTGGAAGCATTGACATTTTACCAAGAAATGCAGAACGGAGTCACAAACGATTACATTAAGAATTATAACGCAGCAATGAGCAAGTTGTTAAGTGATCCAAAGAAAATCAACCTCAACGAAATTATCAAACTGCAAATGCGATTCGAGGAGCGTTGTAACTTCATTATAAGCAAGGATATTATCTATAAGGTTGCTTCGGTTGCATTTGTGGATAAAAGTGAGCCATTGACACGTTATGACTTTAAGGCCAACGAAAAGAAGATTAAGAACTGGAAAGAAAACGCGGGCGATAGTTTTTTTTTGTCAATGCCAATAAAGAAATTAATTCCGTTTTTAGCGAAGTCAGGCGACACTTCCCTGACGTATTTGGCGATAGTGGAAAAAGTCGAACAGATTCAACGGGATATTCTTTCGTTACAGACATTAGGGATGGAATTGCAAGCCGAGAAAGATTAAAGATTACCGTATTAAAATATTTACCCGCGAATTATCAAATTAATTTACTAAATTTGTGGGATTTCTTTTTCTTTGCTAATGAGGCAAAGAAGCCACAACCAAAAACGCCTAAAAAGTAATGGCAGTTGGAAAACGTAATAATTAAATTCGTTGCAGACACATCAGGACTTGAGCCTGCGATTAAGCAACTTGAATTACTTGGTAAGATAAGCAAAGATGATGCGGCTGCGTTTGCGCAAGTAAACAATGAGCAAAAGGAATTTATCCAAAACTTAAATAAATCCACAACCGAAATGGGCAAATTGTCCAACGAGGTCGATGGGCTTATGGCTGAGATTCAAGCGGGAGTTATGGAGGGATTCGCAGACCATTTGGCTGAGGTCACCAAAGAAACCAAGCAAGCGGGTGGTGGCTTCAAATCAATGAAGCAAGAGTTGAAAGAATTAAAGGCCCAGATTAGTAGTGGGTCATTAGGCGAAAAGGAATTAAGAGAAGCCACAAAACGCGCGGCTGAGTTAACCGATACGATTGGCGATGTCAACGATAAGGTTAAGGCATTAGCAAGCGACACAAAGAGAATAGATGCGGTTGTGACTGCGTTTAGAGGTATAGCGGCAGCGGCTTCGGTTGCTGCGGGTGCTGCTTCATTGTTTGGAAGTGAGAACGAGAAGTTAACTAAAACATTAGCGCAAGCCCAAGGTGCGATGGCATTGTTGCAAGGTGTCCAAGAGTTGGCGAACATAGCCACAACTGAGGGTGCATTGAGAACAATGGCACTTGATGCAGCGCAAAAAGTCGCAACAGTAAGCAGTCGTATTCTTGGTGTAACTATATCGGCTTCAATGGTAATGGCAACAGCAGGGGTTAGCGTATTACTTGCTGGGTTAGCATATTTAATTACATCAACAGATGACCATGCAGAAAGCGTAAAACTTGAAACAGAGGCAATAGAAAAGCAGCAAAGTGTAATTAAAGAACAATTGGACTTTAACTCTAAAATTGCTAATAGAAAAAGCGAATTAGCAAAGGCTGAAGGAAAATCACAAAAAGAAATATATGACATTCAAAGGCAAGGTTTAGTAGATGAAATAAAAATTCTTGATGCTAAAATTGATGCACAAAAAGTAAATACAGAAGAACAAAGAAAAGAAAATAATAGGCTTACTGATTTAAGAGTTGATACAAACCAAAAACTTTTAATTCTTGATTTGGAGTACGCTAAAAGTGTTTCCGAAGCAGATAAAAAAGCAGCCGATGAAAAGTTAAAAAAAGTAAAAGAGGCGTATGCGGCAGAGGCTAAAGCATTGCAAGATTGGCGAGATAAACGCCAACAAATGATGGAGGAAATGAAGCAAGCATCTATTGATATGGAAATGGCTGAGGTTGAGGATAAAATTAATGCAAGAAAAAAAGATGATGCTGATTTTGACCAACAAATTTTGGACAGAATGGATAAACAAAAAGCCGCAAATGATTTAGAATTAGAAAGATTAAAGGCTTTAATGAGTGAAACAACTGCGGTTAGAAAAATGTCAACTCAGGAATACACTCAATTTGCCATTGAACAAGCAACAGTACTTAGTAACACCATATTCACAATCAACCAACAAAATAGACAAGCAGAAACAAACGATATACTTGAATCACTTGCCATGCGTAAAGATGCCGAGTTGGCAAATAAGAATCTAACCGATGCACAACGCTTACAGATTGAAGCACGCTATCAACAACAAGAAGCGCAAATAAAACAACGCGCATGGGAGGCACAAAAGCAAGCCGATTTAGCACAAGCAATTATCAATACTGCATTAGCAGTTACTAAGGCATTTGCAACAGTTCCACCGCCTGCAAACATATTTGCTGCGGCTGCCGCTGGGGTTGCAGGAGCGGCACAAATAGCCATAATAAGTTCTACACAACCTCCAAAGTTTGCCGATGGTGGTATGGTAGGCGGTCAATTGCATTCAAGTGGCGGCACATTGATTGAGGCTGAGCGAGGCGAATACGTAATCAATAGACAATCAACCTCCGACTATTTGCCCTCGTTAAAGGTGCTTAATAGCGGTGAGGTTGAGCCAACATTCGCAAACAATATCTTAACTGCATTAGCCAACGGAACATTCGACCTTGCCGCACAATTTCAAACTAAACAAAGTGCGAGTAGTGATGGCATTAACTACGATAAGTTAGACCGAATTATGGCCAAGCACAAATCGAATTTAAATGTCAATATTGATGAGCAAGGTTTAACAACTTTTTTATTGAAAGAAAATAGCCGCGTTGAATTTAGAAACAAAAAAATGAGATACAGAGCATGAATTGGAAGTTCACATTAATAGACAGTTCAAGTGTTTCAACGGTTGTTGAATCGCCAGTTGGTTGGAATGGTATTGGTGGCAACTTAACGCGTAACATTATCCATCATGGCATCAATATAAACATCTCAACTGATTCATTCGAGTGGGTTGGTGAGGCTTACGATTTGCTTTATACCGAGTATCAAACGAATGGCGCCAATGGTCAATACCAAGTGCAAATCGATTACGAATGTGCCGAGGGCGATGGCTATACAAACTATTTTATAGGTGCATTTGACTTCAATACATTTGAAAGACAATGTGCTGACTATTGTTTTATTAAGTTAAGCGTTACCGCATCGAAGTGCACCGATGTGTTTATGAGTAGAATGGGGCAAGATGTTGACATTTTAACTACACAAAACTTTGATGGCGAAACTATAAGCCCTATGAGTTATACTACTTTGAACATTGAGGGGCAAGATATATTTTTGCAAAACACCGCAAACAATAAAGATGGTGCAAATTGGAGTGGAAGTCATATTGATAATATTGCAATAGCTCCTGATGATAGATATTACTATTTTCCCGTTTATTTGCCTAACAATCCAATTATGGAGTTTGGAGAAAGTAATATTTCAAATGTATCTCCATCACTTGTTTATATTAACGATGCAACATCTAATATAATAGTTTGGCCAATGTTACCTATTCAATATTTAGGCTATCAAAATTTATCATTTTATGAAGCAGTTGAATCGGAAAATATTGTTACTACAATAGATATTACATGGCGATGCAAAGGAACAATGACAATAACTTGCAATTATAATGCAAACTTTGCACTTTATCTTTTTGCAGAAAAAGCATCAAACTTTGCATTTTTAACATCTTTAGGAAGTACAACGATTACAACGGGATCAATAGTTGCAAATACACCTTTGTCTATACCCTTTGATGTATCATTTACAGGAACTGTTACAAATCCATCGTTTGTGTTGCAGCAAATAAGTTATTATTTTAACATTGATATTGCCAAAGTAACAACAACAACAACTGTTGATACATTTGATGTAAGTGTCGATTATGATGGTGGTGGTGTTAACTATTTCAATATGGAAGCCAATAGCACAAATCCTCCATCTGTTACGCGTTCAGTTCCATTGCCTGACTTGTTAGAGTTCTTGCCAACTGCATACATGGACACAGATTGTCCATTGTTGGAGGTTGAGGCTGAGTTAAGAGATTGCTTAGATAGATATTCAATAACTAAGGGCTCATTTTTACGTGATGTAACTGAGCCAAGTGTTCCAAAATTATTTACATCATACGAATATTTATTTGAGCAATGCCGCAAAATATTTAACATCGGTTGGGGGTTTGACAATAATGAAACCGAATTAAAGATTGCACGTATTGAGCACTTTTATAAGTCAACAATAGTTGTCGATGTCGGGTTGGTTGACAAAGCTATATTCACAACCGCAAAAGATTTGATTTACGGAACGATAATGGTTGGTTATAATAAGTGGGAAGCCGAAGAGTTTAACGGTCTTGATGAGATGAATACCGAGCGACAATATCGCAGAAACATAGACTCAAACCCAACTGAGTTAGACCTAATGGCTGATATCATAAGTGCAGGATATACGATTGAGGTAACACGTAGAAAAAATCAAGCCGAAACGGGAACAAGTGACTGGCGTTATGATGATGACTTGTTTATTATTAATTCAGAAACTATTGATGGTTTTTTATACGCAATAAGAGGCATTGACAATGGAGCTGCAAACATCTATTCGCCTGCAACACGAATGAATTACGTGTTGACACCAGTGCGCAACTTGTTGAGGTGGTTTAAATCGATTGCCGCAGCTACACCAATAGCCACAAATGAATCGCAAATCTTTACAAGCGGCACTGGTAACTACATTGCAACGGGTGAAATGACTGCAACTTGTCAAATTGAAAATCAACCTATTGCAGAAAACGTGACCATAAGCACCGCAATAATGGGCGATGTATATTATGAAACACCAATTTGGAAGACTGAATATGTGACTTTTACCGCTCCGTTTTCGATGGCAGACTTTGAAGATGTTAAAGTAAATCCTTATGGTGCGATTCGTTTTAGATGCTCAGACACTTACTACATTGGTAACATTGTTGAAATCAATCACGATCCGAACGAGGGCTTAGCAGAATTTAAACTATTAATAAGAAGATAATGGCAGCAATATTAAACATACCTAATAGCTTTGTAACATTTTACAACTTGGCGAATGACTTAGGCATACCCGAGTATGTAACTGATACCGAGTGCGGAATTCAAAAGGACTTTTGCTTACCGATTTATGATGAAAAAGATTTAGCTTTTCAAGTAAACATTGCATCAAGCGAAGTATTGACTTCTGCCAATATAGATGTTCAATTAATACCCGCATCAGGAACGGGAATAACCTTAACTGGGTATAGCATTTCAGTTGTGGCTAATGGCATTTATGGAGGCTCAATACCGATTTATAATATTTATATTAACTTTTTTGGGAGTGATTTAACTAATGGAATAAGTGAGGGCGATTGTTTTCAAATAGGTATGCTTACGGGTGGCAGTATTGATTTAGCATATTTTGTATCCAACCAATGCTTTAAAAAGGTTAATGATAAATGTTTGAATACTAAACTTGAATACATAAACACATCTAACGCTTTTGGCTTTGTTTATAGAGCATTTGGCACGTTTCCAAACATAGCATTGACAATAAATAAAATCCGTTTACCATTATACTTCAAAGAGCCAAACATTAGCAGCGACAAAACTGTTTACGTTCGACCTGATGGAAGCCGCCAACTATTATCGGCCCGATTGGCGAAGCGTTATAAAGGTTATGTCGATGAGGTGCCAGAGGAAGTGCATCAAAACTTAGTAATTGCATTGAATCACGATGGCATTTACTTCACACCCGAAAACTTTACAACTCAAATACAAGCACGATTTGAGGATGAGTATAACAATAATTATCCCGAAATAATGCAGAACGTAAACATTTGGAGCTCAGATTTTACTATCTTTGAAACGCCATTTAACAACTTTAACTCTAACTGCGAATGACAACTGGAATACTTTTAATCGGAATCGGCCATAAAAACTATGGGTGCATGGCTGCAAACCTTGCGATGTCATTACGTGCAAACGGTTGTGACTTACCTATAACATTAGTAACGCAAGCCGATACTATCACGCGTTTAGATGAGGATTATAAAGCTTTGTTTACAGAGATAAAAGAAATCCCGCCACATTGCTACACGTTAAAGGACAATGAAACTTGTTACATCAAAGCAAAGGCGCACATGGATGAGTTAACACCTTATGACTATACGTTGTTTATTGATGCCGATGTGATAATGATTAACAACCACAAAATAAACGAGGTAATCGAATCACTAAAGGGAATTGATTTCGCTGTAAAGAATAGCGGGTTTAAAAACTATGATAGTGATGAGATTACTGCCGATTCAAAACAATGGGCTAACTTATTAGAAGTAAAAGAAGCATTTGGATTTACAACCGAAAAGATTTGGAATGTGCACAGCGAGTTTATTTGGTGGAAAAAAGGCCATCCATTGTTTGCAAAGTGGGTAGAAAACTTTGAAAACATACGTGTAAAAAACATTGAGTTTGCAGGATGCATACCCGATGAGTTACCGCTATGGATTGCAATGTGCCAGTTAGGTGTTGACTGCCATGAAGAAATGTATCACCCTACTTTTTGGCCAATGGATTCAAGTAAAACAATGCGCTTAAAGGACTTAAAAGATGATTATTGTGGTGTATCTATTGGAGGTAACAGAATAAGTGAAGTGCAATTAACAATATATAACAACCTTGTGCAAATTCATGCATTAAGAATGAATATGCGATATAAATTTTTACAACAGCCTAAAAGAAGATGGGCTCCAGAACGCCATACTTACTAAATGGAAACCGAAAACAAATACATTATTATTGATGCCGATATCGTTGCCGATGTCGCACGTAATCCACATATAGAAGATGAGGAATATGTTAACTTTCAATACTATTCCGATGGAGAATATCCGCGTAAATTAATCGATGAGGTAAGACCTAATGAGCACATAATCGTTAAGGAATATCGCAAGAAAACTTATGAGGCGGTGTTTAGCGAGGTTTATGATCGCGTGTTAAATGCACTAAATAAAATACAACGTGCGGATGGATTCTTTTTAAAGTTTCCCGACACGCAATATCCACGAATTGCCAAAGATGAGGATTTAAAAACATACCTCACAAAAAACTTTACCGCTTCCAAATCGTTAATGAATTGGGCTTTTCAAGTGGGTTTAAAACAATATACAATCGATGCTAACGGTGTGATTATTGTGTGGGCAGAACAAGCTGAGCCAACTGAATATAAGAAGCCGAAACCTTATGTAATCAATTCAAGTAGTATTGTTTACCATTACGAGGGCAATAGCATCGTTTACAAGGATGATGACAATGGCAATGTATATTATTCAATTGATAAGATTAGTTGGTCCAAGTGGCGCAAGAAAAAGAAAGGCAACGGGTTTGATTTAGTTGAGGAAACATTGCATGGCCTTGGTGTATTCCCTGGCTTTACAATTGGCGGTGTTGTAGAAGAGGAAGAGGAGTTGGGCCGCGAATATCAAAGCAGATTAAAAGCTATGTTACCATGGTTAAACGTGGCAACGGTTGAATTTAGTGATTTACGCGCCGAAATAACGCAGCACATACATTCAACGGTTTGGATTTACCAAGATGAGCAATGTAAAAGTTGCAACGGTCAAGGCTTTACCTTTACCAAAGAGCAAGAGCGTGTTCCTTGTACTAATAGCAAGTGTAAAGATGGTCAGATACCGACATCGCCCTACGAAACTATACGTGTAAGACCTGCGAAAACAACGATGGGAGAAGTGCCAGCACCGACTCCACCGATGGGCTACATTCAAAAACAAACAGAGATTGCAGAGTTGCAGGATAAACGTATAAACGAAATGCGTTATCGTTCGTTAGCTGCTATCAATATGCAGTTTTTAGAGGCACAACCCGCGGCTCAAAGTGGTGTTGCAAAGGCATACGATAGAGATGAAACTAACAACACATTTTACGGTGTTGCAGTTGATATGGGAACAATAATGACTAACATTGCTGAGTTGTGTGCGATGTGGAGATATAAAGAGATATACGATGTTGAAACCATTAAATCAATGGTGCCAGTTTGCGTTGTGCCAAATCAGTTTGATATCTTAGGCAGTCAATTAATATTGGAAGAAATTAAAGCGGCTAAGGATAGCGGTTTAAACGATGCGGTGTTAAGTGCGCAAGAGTTGGAATATATCGTTAAGAGATTTCCTAACGACATCGCAATGCAAGATATGTTACGCGATGCATTCAACCTTGACCCCGCAAGTGGTAAAACGCAAGAGGAGAAAGCGTTGTTGGTAAGCAATAAGATGCTATCTAAAACTGATGCAGTTATAAGCACATATATTCAAGATTTCGTGCAACGTGCATACGCTGAGAATCCTGAATTTAACCGTTTGGATAAGTCAAGGCAACAAGCGGTATTGAATGCATTTGCAGTTGAGAAGTTAAAAGAAATAAACACTAAGGACATATTGTTTAATCAGATATTTGGTGCTACTATTGTAGATAATGGCGCAAGCGAATAAAGAAATACAAGCAACATTAAACGCCATTGATAATGGTTTGATTACTTGGAATGAGGCGATGCCTAAAATCCAAGAGCAAATTTATCGTAGGCTATTACAATTCCAACGTGAGTTAGGTGTTCAAGGCGATACAATAACAAACTCAGTTAAGAACATCAAACTGTTATCCAGTCTTAAGAGTGATTTGGAAACAATCATTTTAGATGACTCCGATTATAGCGAAAGTGTAACGAAATTTGCAAAGCTTTACGATAAGGTAAACGCGCTAAACTTTTCTTACTACAAAGCACTTGAAAAGAAATTCAAACCGCCTAAAGTAGTTGAGGCAATAAGGCAACAATCAATATCGGTTACGTTGGAGGGGTTAACCGAATCGGGATTGAATCAAAACCTCATCACTCCAGTGCGCGAAATGATTAACACCTATGTGACTACGGGTGGAAGTTACTCTAAGCTATCAAAGGAACTAAACAACTACATCAATGGCACACCAACGATTGATGGCGCGTTGGTTAAGTACACAAAACAGATTGCAACCGATTCAATCAATCAATACAACGCAACCGTTAACCAAGCTATTAGCGCGGATTTGGGTTGGGATTGGTTTCGCTATGTAGGCAGTAATATAAAGACAACACGAACATTTTGTAAGGCATTAACGCAAAAGCAATACTACCACAGAAGCGAACTGCCAAAGATTATCAAAGGCAACTTTGCAGAATTTAAAGAAATGCAAGGACAAATATATGACCGCACTGGCTTACCTGAGGGAATGATTGAGGATACTAACCCAAGTAATTTCCAAACTTATCGCGGTGGTTATAACTGCGGTCATCAAGCATATCCGATACCCGCATCGCTTGTACCTAAGAATATAATTGCTACATTTGCAAATAAATAATTAAACCCAATAATAAAATGGAAACAAATCCGACACTATTTAAACTATTAAAGATTACAAACGTGCGAAACGAAGTTAATTACTTTCCTCTTAACCGCACAAACAAACAATTTCATGAAACTTATAAGCGTTCTTTGAGCAATGAAAAACGCGAAAAGTACAAAGTTGAGGAAGTTGAATTGACAACCGAGCAAGCGGCAGAGTTAGGTGTTGCTGAAGCACATTCTATTCTTTACCCACCGACACGCAAAGGGCAACCGAATGCAGCAAACACAAACATCATGGAGATGCTTATTGCGCAAAATGCTAAGTTAATGGAGATGTTAGAAGCTAAAAACGAAACAAATAAACCAAAGAAATAATGGCAAAGCAAACTAAACCTAAAGGCGGCTGCAAAGGATGTGGCGGTGCACGTTAATTATAATTTAAAACATAAAAACAATGGCAATATTAGCTGATACAATCAAAAAATTACTTACCAAAGCGGGTTTCGACCTTAACTCTGAAACATACAGACAACTAATCGGCATCAAAGAACTTGTTGCTGAAATACCTGATGAGGTGGACCAATCATTGACAACTCTTATGAGTGCAAATGAGGCTAAAAATAACATCGACATTAAGAAACATTTTAAAGCCGAGGCATTAGATCCGTTTAACAATAAAGTTTCAACATGGCTAAAGGATAATGGCGCCGATGATGATACTATCAAACTAATTACCGATGACCCTAATACTTATAACAAGGTTGAGGTTGCAATTAAGAAGATTGCTGAATTAAAATCAAAGCAAATTGATGGCAAAGGCGATAAGGCAGAACTTGAACGTAAGATTAACGAACTAAGTGCACAACTTTCTAAGGCTGCAACCGATGCCGCATTCGAAAAGCAAAGTGCTATTGATGCGATTGTTGCAAAGTATGATGGCGAGTTTACAGAAATGGAAATCAATCGCATTATTTCATCTAAGAAGTTGCCTGGTCAGTTTGGTTTGGATGTTGAAAGCAAGATTGCGCGTGAGTTTTTGAATAAGAAACTTGCTGAAAAAAGTGCGGCAATAAAAAAAATTGATGGTAAGTTAAAATTAGTTGCAAAAGATGATGATAAAATGCTTATCTTTGACAACGGAAAGGAACTCGACCTTGACACTCTCACAGATATGGCCTTGGCCGACAACAAGTTTTTGAAAGTATCTGACAATGGAGGCGGTATGCCACCAAAGTCGACACAGAGCCAACAAAGCTCATCTAAACCATCTGCCGCGGCAGCCAACGCTTTAAGCGACTTAGACATCGCATTGCAAGGTTTCGGGCAGAAATAAACACATAAAATATCATGGCATTAGGTTATTGCCCCGCGATGCTCCAACATATGAAATTCATAATTGGACAAAACGCACCAGAACATAAGATTACTCCTACGGGATTTTTACGCGCTGCCTTAGAAAAAGGCGCAAACGCGACACCAATCGCTGACTCTTTACAACTTGCAAACACTGCGGGTCATATTAAAGATTTGAGATTGAAATACTACCAACGCACAACTCCTGCACAAATGTCAACTGCTGACAACTGTGATATTGACTTAGTACAAGCGTATGATGAGATTACTATTGATACAACTTCAATTGTAAAATTCGGATTACATTTTGACCAAGCAACTATCGCACGTTACTGCGATGAGGCTTCTGCAACTGTGTCAATCGGTGGTGCACCAACTCCATTTATGCAAGAGCACTTAGCAGGCTTAATGGCTGCTATGAATGGTTTTGTTGGTAAGATTGACCAAACATTGTTAGGTCAAGTTACATGGGGTACAAATGTCGTTACGGGCGCAAACACTGCGGTTACCGTTAACTTCAATGATGACTCTACTGTAAACAACTTCTCAGAGGGTTGGACAAAAGTATTAACTGATTACAGAAGCAATGAGGGTCAAGGAAGACCAATCGTTGTTGGTAGTGGTTTGGTTGATTCTGCTTACATTCAATCTTTGAATCCTGCAATGACTCAATACGCTACGTTAAACAACGCGGCCGCTGCGGGTAACATTGATTACTACCATGATATCTATTCAGGTACATCTTGGGGATCAAATCAATTTGCAGTATTGATGCCTGGAACTTTTGGAATCGTTGAATTAGACAGATACAAAGGATTCAGAGCACAACAACTTGGTTTATCTACATTCTGGAACATGGCAATGCCATTTGAAATGCCAGGAAGTGAGGGTACATTAGGTATGTTAAACATCGATTTTCAATTAAGAGAGATTGACTGCCCTACTGAAACCACAGTTGGTTACGAATCTGCAACACTTGGAGCGGGTTATTCTTTGATTATGTCTAAGAGATTTGCATTATGGCAAGTGCCAAGTGATGCATACTTAGCATCTGACAGATTAACTGGCAACAATGGAAGTTTACGTTACACCGCAACTAACTCTTAAAAATGAGTTGTTTTGACGGAATCGTAAAACTCAACGGTTGCTCAATTACAGAGGTGCCGCAGGCTGTTTATTCTTTAAACAGCCTGCCCGGCATTTCATTAAAGTCATTTGAGCAAGTTGCCAATAGTGAGCAACAAAACTATATTGGCGTATGGAATGCTATCAATGAACGTGCTGAGGCGCGGATGAAAAATCAAATTATATCGTATATGTCAACCCGTTACGATATCAAAAGAGTGCGTAGGACAGTCGATGTGTTTGGAGATGATGAGTTACCGACAACAAGTAATAATTTGTTCAAGGGCATAGTTATAAATTCGGCTTACACACTTGTTGACAATTGGAAGATTAGCCCATTGCAAACAACAACTGTTGACAAAATAAGATTTTACAAGTCAAGCACCATAACTGCAACGACAATTGATGTAAAGTTTTTTAATTACTTATCTAAGGAAGTACTATTCACTAAGACTTTAACCGTAGCAAATATGGTTAATGGTTGGAATGAATTCTCTATACTAAAACAATTTGATTGCGCTATTTTAGCCATCGGATTTTTAGACACAAACATTAACGGTGTTACTTATTCGACCACCGATTCAGATACGTTTTTTGCAAGTTGCTTTAGTGCATATTATGACTGCGGAACATGCGGTCAAATCAATGGCTTTGTTTCATCAAATTCAAGCGCAAACGGAACACTATCATATAACACTATTGCTGATTCATTACAAGTGTTGTTAACGCTTGGATGCAGCTATGATTCTGCGGTGTGCTCAAATAGATTGCTGTTTGCTGAGGCTTATTGGTATGCATTAGGCATCGAGTTTATGACTGAGCGCTTATACTCTGAGCGCACAAACTTTTACACAACCGTTAAACGTGAGGAGGCTAACGAGTTGTTAGCACTTTACACCACACGTTATGAGGAGGCAATTAAGAACGCATTAGGCGGCATCAAATTAGAATGTGATGCATGTTTAGAGTGCAATAGTCAAATACAAGTGTTTACTCAACTACCTTAATGGACATAACCTCTAACATACCATTTGTGATTGGCAATATACTTGCAAAGTTTCGCGAACTTGGAAACCCCGAAACGGTTTCAAGGGCTGCGGCTATTGCGGTGCTGCCTGAATTGCGTTATCGCATTCACGTAGATGGTAAGAATTCAAACGGAGGTGCAATCGGAACTTATAGCAATAGTTATTTAAAAATTCGTGAGCGTGAGAATAGAGGAACAAGCACTAAGGTAATCATATCGTTAACGCGCCAACTTGAAAATGGCTACACATTAAAGGCAACTGAGAAAGGTTACACAATAGGCAACACATCGCCCGCTAATGAAGAGATAATCGGTCACTTAACTGAAAAGTATGGCGACATTTGGCAGCTAACAGAACGTGAGCTCGAGATGACTCAAATTGTAGCGCAAGAAACCGCTTTATTAATAATGAACAAATGAATTTAAAGCAAGTAATAACCGAAATTGACAACGCTATTATCGCAGCGTTACCATTAACACCTAACAAGGCGTTTGGGCTTGCTGAGTTTTATTACGATGGCGAGAAGCGTTATCCTGGCATAAATATTAATGGCGAAATAACTAACTGTTTATTGCAAGATCAATACGCAATTAGTTGGTATCATCGCAGCGAGTCATCACGACTAACAGTAATTGAAAATAATTTTGGTGACAAGATGGATAAGGTGGAGGAAACAACACCAGTTACGCTTGTCATTTATGCAAATAAAACATTAACATCGCAAACAATTAAGGATATATTTGTTTCGGCTATTCCCAGTGTGTTAAGTAAATTAGTGTGTGAGAGCATTAACGTATTTGATTGCACATTCGAGTTAACGGAAACCGAAATGAATTCAACTTTAGTGTTTCGCGAGGAATGTTCAATACCCGATGTGAGAGTCGGTCTAAACCATGGACTGTTAGCAGTTCGATACGAAATCAAACAAACATATCGCAGAGGCTGCACGGTCATTTGCGAGTGCTAAAAACAAATAATCATGGCATATTATCCATCGGGTTGTGATGAAAACATTACCGCCCACACTTGTGGAACTTGTGGCGTTGAGTTATCTCGCGTAAGAGGAACTGCATTTATAAATAAAAGCTATTACCCTACACTATCTACTGACTTCGAAGATGAAGCATTGTGGAATGCGGGCATAGCATCAGGCGCAATCATTGTTTACCCTGAAACACAAGGCGAATTTGATGGTGGAACACCTAACATGGGCCAAGGTTATGGCGACACAGAGGAGAGTTTAAATTCTTACACTTTCTTATTGTCATTTAAAGACCCTAACTATGTAGGCAACCGTAATCATTACAATAGCGTTAAGGGCTCACGTAATTTTCACGTAGCTTTTAGAAGTGAAACAGTGCTTGCCATTAGTGATGAGCCTTGCACAATCGTACCAAAGAATCCAATTGCAAACGACTTAAAAGTTGAGCGCACTTGGGATGTAGAAGTTAAGTGGACATCTGACAACTTCCCTGAAGAGTCAGCTATTCCTGCTAACTTGTTTACTTGTTACGTAGTTTAATCATTGGCGGTAACACCCCGTAAGGTGGCCGCCTTTAATACTTTAAAATAATGGCATTCTATCCATCAAATTGTAATACTATTGAAAGTCATTTTGCTTGCGGCTTAAGCGGAAGCGGTGAATGCACAAGCATCGAGCTTGCGCGCGTTCGTTCGGTGGCATTGATACACAAAACATTCTACCAACAGTTAATGACTGACCCCGAATCAACTTTGATTTGGCAAACGGGCATTACTGCGGGAATGATTATCGTTTTGCCACAAACACATGGCGAATATAACGGTGGAAGTCCTATCGTTGGGCGTGGCTTTGGTTGGTCAGATGAAACATTGATTGCCTATAACTTTGAAGTAAATTATAAAGACCCTGACTACGTTAGTAACTTACCACATTACAATTCGATTACGGGAAGCCGAAACTTTTACTTAGCATTTTGCTCGGAAACATTGATGAGAATATCACAAAGACCAGGCACATTAATAGCAAGTAATCCCGTTGCAAATTCATTAAAGGATGAGGTAAACTTTGTATTGAATTACAAATGGATACACGATAAGATGCCATTGGAGTTTAGCATTCCAGATGGTGTATTTGTTTGCGCTCCATCAGTTGTTTATGGTGCAAGTTTTGACAATAGTTTTGATGAATCATTTGATATACCTTAAATAATGGCACAAAAAAATAGGGCAAACATGCTCACAGATATTGTAAGTAATATCTACAACAATTTAATAAACTTTATAACGGGGCAAAACGCGCAAGATAGGTTTGTAAACTTGCTTGATAGTAGTCCAAATATATTAAGTGATGCAAGTCAAGCAAATGGCTATGTATCAACGGATGCAAACAATGAAATGTTTTCGACTTATTATAACGAAAATGATAGTCGCGCTAACATTATAACAAAGCAAGGGTTAGGCGAATTAGTTGGTAATAAGTTTTATCAAATTAACGATGCGGTTGGCAGTACAATAACATTACAAGTATGTGCCGAAAATGCATTTATATTGCATGACTTTGCTATTGATGTTCAAACGGGCGAAATAGGAACGTATGATATTACTACCGATGTATTTTCTCCTATCGTTAGTAGCGCACAAACATTATCAGATACCTTAATATTAGGTAACACTTCAGGCGCAAACGATATTGAGTTTGATGCCACACAAGGTTTGTTATTTGACAACGCATCAAGGTTAAGAGAGGGCACAATTGATGCGGGGCTTGGAGGATTAAAAGGAATTGCTCAAATATGTGGTGCTGGCTATGAATTAAAGTGGGAGAATGGTAGGTTGTATGTGATGGGCAGTTCGGGAAACACCATTAGACAATCTTTGTATAATTTGACCACAACTCCAACGGTCACCGATGATGACACATTAGGATATTCAGTTGGCTCATTGTGGACATTAGATGATGGAACTGTTTATGTTTGCAGCGATGCAACTACTGGAGCTGCGGTGTGGGCAATAGGTGGCATACCAACATTGCAACAAGTAACTGATGCAGGTTTTACAACTACGAATGGAATAAAAGTTGATGATGGAGTAGGCAACTATGTTCAAGTTGTAACTTCAAATATATTAATGGAGGATAGTTCTTCAAATGCATTAAGTATTTATCCAGATTCTATCACAATTCAAAACCCATCATTCGGTGCTGGCACAATTAAAGCTACTACATTAGCTTATAATGTTACTTTTGAATTGCCAAACAAAGCAGCAGGCACAGAAACCTTTGCAATGTTAAGTGATGTTACGGGTAGTGTTCCTTATACTGGTGCAACTGCCGATGTAGATTTAGGAATTCATTCATTAACTGCTGACACAATAGGTATAGGTACACCCGCAGGTGCTGAAAAGTTGCACATTGATGGCGGTGCGTCTACCACACGTGTGAAGATAGATGCAGACAATGGAGTAAGTAGGATTCTTTCCTTTCGCACTGATGATGTTCAACGATGGGCATTACGTGTTGATGGCATAGAAAGTGGGGCAAATAGTGGGGGTGATTTTCAATTAAGAAGATATAATGATGCAGGAGCTCATATAGATAACCCAATAGCTATTAATCGTGCCAATGGAAACATTACAACTGCTCAAAATATAAATGGAGCAACACCAACGGAATTAGGTTATTTAAGTGGTGTAGGTAGTCAAGTAGTAGGAACAACCGACACAAACACATTAACAAATAAGCGCATAACTGCAAGAACAGGCACAACAACAAGTTCGGCAACACCAACGATTAACACAGACAATGTTGACTTTTATTCATTAACCGCACAAACGGTTGACATAACATCTTTTACAACTAATTTAAGCGGCACACCAACTGATGCTCAAACATTGTGGATTGCAATTACGGGAACTGCGGCAAGGGCAATAACATGGGGTGCAAGTTTTGAAGCTTCAACCATTGCTTTACCTACAACAACAGTAACAACTGCAAGGTTAGATGTGGCATTCATTTGGAACGCAGTAACAAGCAAGTGGAGGTGCGTTGGTGTAGCATAATGGGACTACCATCATTTATATTGCCAATAATGGGAAAAGGCGGTTACCTACCTTTAACAAAGGCATGGATAGCAGCAACTGGCGAAACCGATACAACTATTTTAAATGCTTTAAACACATTTGAAGCAGGATTGATTGCTAATAGTTTGACTGGAAAGTTTAATGCTTTATATCCATTTGTTGGAGGCACATCAACAAAGCACTCTTATAATTTTATGAATACATCGTTGTATAATCTTTCATTTAACGGATTTTGGACACATTCAGCAACGGGAGCATTACCTAACGGAACTAATGCTTATGCCAATACTGGTTACAATATAAATTTACTATCGCAAAACGACACTCATATATCTTACTATTCAAGAACAAGCAATACAACAAACGCAATTGACATGGGAGCAACTGGTGGTGCATTGCAAGATTTTACATATTTATCTCTTAGGTCTGCATCGGTGGCGATAGCAGTTGTTAATGCACTATCAACAAGTTTTTTAAGCGAAGCTACATTTACAAACACTCTTGCTCTTGGAATAGCAACAAGAACGACTTCAAACAATACAAAATTATTTAGAAGAACCACTAAAACAGAATCAATATTGTTAAATTCGGTAAATAATTTTCCATCACAAAATATATATATTGGAGCAAGAAATGCAAATGGAACTGCTCTGGGTTATACAAATAGACAATGCGCTTTTGCAAGTATCGGAACTGGATTTAGCGATGCAGAGGCAAATACATTTTATACATTAGTACAAGCCTTTCAAACAAATTTAAACACTACGCCAGCTCGCCAAGTATGAAGCTAACAGAACTAACACAAGAAGAAAAGTTAACCTACGTTGGACTTCTAACAGAAACTCAAAAAGACCAATTAATCGGGCAGTTATATGCTCCCTATTCATATTATAATCCTATCCAAGATTTTTACGATAATTGGATAATTTCGGTTGGAGAAATTGAGTGCACAAACGAAGAATTTATTTGGTTAAAAGATGTACCTTTGATACCTTATACTCCAAAACAATATAACGAAATTTAAATTATGATACATTCCCACCACCCCGACAATAGCATTTTAGTTATCATTACAAGCGTTATCATTCAAGCAGGGGTGTGGACATCAGATTGGTTTGGTAATATGAATTTAGTCGGCATATATGACACGATATACGACTTTGCTAAACTTGGTGCATTAGTAGTATCAATGTGGGCTTCGTATCGTGTTGCCAAGAAAAACAAGAATGAGTAATCAAGAAATTGTAGCATTAAAGCCATTGATATTAGTTTTATTCGTTTTGTTTTTTTACCTAATTGCAATGCTCTACCAATACCGAGCAATAGCCAAGAATGTAGGTCGCTTATTTAAGGGCGGTGTGATAGCCTTGTTAGTGATGCTGGGCATCATTGATGAGCAAAAATAAAACTTATTTATACATACGAATGCTATACTTAATAGCCTTAATAATGTCGCAATGATACCAGATTGTTTCATTGTCGATAAGCATACAAGTATGACCCATCATAGCATATTCAAATCTTTCGATGTCAATGGGATATTCTTTTAGCAAAGTTTCTATTTCTGATTTAATAAAACCATATTCATACTTGGTTGGATAGGTGTTTACTCTTTCTGTTATGCTCATAATTGGTCTTTGTTTTCGGGAAAATATTGCTTTAACTTTTCTGAATAATCCTTAAAAAATATAAAGATAAATTCAGTTATTTCTAATTTGCTCAATAGTTCATTATCATCGGTAAACACAATAACAGTAGTATTTTCCATCGTTTCTTTTTTACCTTTTTTTATTAGCGTTTTTGTACTATAAAAAAACTTAATCCTAACCTCTTTAACATCAAACACAAACACCTCATCGTTATATTCGTTGGTTGGAATATCAATGTATTCTAAACTTTCTTTGTCAAATTCTTTATCAAAAATAGGGTGAATACAATCAACAATAATGAATGATGTATTATCCATTATCGGTGCAATTAGTGGTTAGTGAGTGATTTATTATACACTCATTGATAACTTTTCTATCTTCGTAATAGTTGAAACTTATGAAACCGCTAATACCTTGCTGAAAATTAATCTGCACCCAAGCAGATGATGGGCTTAAAGCAGGATAGTTATAATAGTTAAATCTTTGTGCAGTTGAATTGTCAAACAAATATTGATGTGAATCTCCTTTACTAAATTCAATAACACCTTTCAAACCATTTCTATCCAAATAATTATCAATCTTATTTTCTTGAATCTTATCTAATTTAGGCTTAAACCCAAACTTCAAACTGACCGAATCTTTGCCGTGACTTAAAACAAATATGTATTTGCCAACCTTGTAAAATTCAATAAACTTTCGTAAATTAATAACACTAACATTAGGTAGCATCATTTCAATTGCAGTTTTAAATGCAGAATTAACGATGTAGCCAAAGCTACCAGCGTGGTTGTCCTCACATACATTGTGGCATATTATTCTATCGTAATACGGAATCAATGATTGCACTAATTTAATCTTAAACCTCAACCCAACATCAAACGCTTTTTGGTTATCCATATTTTGCGGTAAATGGTGACCTTTTCTTACTGTTTGACCATCATAACCATCAAGAAAATCACCAAGTTCATCAATGTATAACACTTTTGATTTTCTATTTGTGATAGTGTGTGAAATCATTTTGTCGCACATCTTAAAAAGTTCATCCTCATTCCAGATGCCACCATAAAGTGAGTAGTCTGAAATCATCATTGCAATGTGTGTGTCGGTGTATACTAATCTATCGAATAAACATTCGTTAACCGATGGATTTTTTTTATACTCAAATGGTTTTATTTCGGAAAATAGTTTCTTAAAATCTATGTCTTCAACCTTAACCTCATCTGGTTTCTTATAATTAGGATTAACCACAAACAACGATGCTTCTTTATTTTTTATCCACATATTTTTAGTGGAGGTGTTTGGGACATCTAAATTGTTTGTGGCATTATAAATACCCTCGTGTTGGTCCAGAATCCTTTTTCTGTGCCTAAAAATATACTTTCTAAATGACCTTACTTTTGCATCTTCCTCTCTGGTTGCAGTTGTGTTTAATATCTTAGCAACGATTTCGGAGCAAGCCAAGCCTTGTTGGAGCATTTGAGCTACAATCGAATCATATTTATAAAATTCTGATGTAACTTGTGGCATATGTTATAGGTGTTAATCTAACGAAATAGCGTTGTCTTGCAATATCTCAAAGAATTTTTCTTGGAATCTTTCTGCTAATTCGTATTCTTTGTCGGTTAAGTTGCCATTATACTTAATTTCATCACGCATAAACTGCTTGAAATCCCACAAAACACAGTACATAGCACCTGCTTTGACTGCTAATTCAAAGTCACCTTTGTCATCTGGCAAATTAAATTTTAATGTTGCTTCCATTGAGCAAATATAGTGATTTATTTCATGTGCGTATCATGTGCGGTATCATGTATTGTTAAAAAAACAAAGCCCTCACATTTCTGCAAGGGCTTCGACCTAATAACTTAACTAACATTGAACGGGGCAAAGATAATATATTATTTTAATCCCACAACAAGCCAAACTAAAAACATTGCACCACCAACACACCACGCTGCTACTTTACCTTTGCGTTGTTGTTTCGTTTCTTGCTTACTGATAACTAACAGAGTACTATCCGTTATATTCTCCGCCTTATAAGCGGTTATTAAACTATCCTTAATTGTGCTTCCATCAGCACATAATTGAAATGCAGTAAATAACGCTGCATAACTGCTATCTTTAACATTGATTATCTCATCGCATAGAACAAATACTGTGTCACACTCTTTTGGCAGCGTTGTACGCAGTTTCTTCATCAAAGCTATGTTAGTGTTGCTCAAAGATATTTCACGTTGTCTAATGCTATCTTTTGCGTTATTCGCAACTTGCAGTCTTCGGTTGACTGATTCTAACTGATTCAACAATATTGCTTGTTCAATGCCAAATTGTTTTTTCATCAGTTCTGCTTCTGATTTGTAGTCAAATGGGATAGGCTTTGGGTTGTCTTTGGCGCAATGGTTTAAGCCGATTATAAGCAGTAAACATAAGACTGCAAAGGTTATAAGTTGATGTTGTGTTTTCATATTGTTTTTTTTAGCACCCATCCCCATCAATAACCGCAGTTTTGGTAGGTGTTTCGGTTGTGAATTTGGTTAAAAACTTTGTATTAATTAATAAGAACGTAGCAGCCAATCCACCCCAAAACGCTTGTCGTAAACTGATTAATCCTTGACTTTCTGCGAGTGCTAAACTTGTTTGAATAAATGGCAGCAAAACGTAGATTAAGTAATCTGCAATCTTCTTTAGTTGGCGGTTGTCGGGGCTGCGGTATTTCTGTTTTAGATTCATATTTGTTTGTGTTAATTATCGGTCAATTTGCTTCAGGATTACATTTAGAACAATTCATAGTTATACTGCCATATTCAGGTTCTATATCATTTCCATACCACCCAGAGCCATCCCCACACTCATCGCAAAGCAAACCGCTGGCATTAAATAAACGTAATAGCTCAGTTAATGCTTGTTGAACAGGCATCCTGCCTTCATCAACTTTTATCAATATATTTTCAATTTGTTCTTCCATATCAATTAATTATTTCCCATTCAAATTTACCCTTAATATTCCATTCCAACAAGGGCATAATCAAATCGTTTTTATCCTTGCGCCTAAAATATACGTGGTCAATCTTGCGACCACCAATAACAATAAAATCAATCTTAACAAAGGTTATAACCTCCTTGCCATTAGTGTAGCGTGTTCCTCTTGTCATATTATTGTCATTTTCCAGTTAGATAATTCGTAGTGCGGCATATCTTTGAACGATTTAAAATTACCACCCCAAGTTAACTTATTAGATGCCGATTGCAGCAACTCCCAAAACTCTTTAAAGTGCTTTGCCGAGTAGTCAAGTTCACGTTTGCCGACTTTCACAAATGCTATATCAAATGCCCGAGATGGGTAATAATTATGCGGTGACTGGCCCGCTCTTGCAAGTGATACTTTTGGCCTTTTAGCAAAGTACACTTCTTGCATTGCATTGTTTCTATAAGTGCATACAATGATTACGTGAACATCATTATGAATAGCGTTAAACTGCGCTTCTGCTTTCTTGTAAGCATTAGCAAGTGTTGGATGTAGGTCTTCTAATAAACGACTTTCAAATGGCTTGGTTTCATCTTTTGGTTTCATATTTTAGCTTATTTTTAAATTAATAATCTTAATATCAATCGGCACTTCTACACCCTCTACACCATCTTTCTCTGCATAAGGATAAAGCATATAGCCAATCGGGAAAGAACACTTCGGAGCAACTCTAAAAGCATAGCCATCGTTAGCCTTACATTCAATGTAATAGCCCCAGTGCAAACGAACTTTAACAAGTTCACCTATTTGGTATCTGCCAATCCGTTGAATGATGCGCTGCCCTTTGATGTACGCATAGAAATACAACACGCAATAGTTCTCCTCCTTGCGAATGCCAAGCCTAATGCTATTGTAGTGATGCCAACCTCTGCTGAAACCTATCACTTTTTGCACTCCTTCGCTTTTCGCGAAATCAGAAATAATGAATTCGCAGGATAGATTTGTTGGTTTGTATAGCAGTTTCATTTTTTTAAATATTGTTGCATAAATCCAGCACCACAAACTGCGCTTGTTAACGATGCCCATAGTGCAATGCTAAAGGTTAATACTTTGCCATTGCCATAGAACATTCCAGACATAGCGAAACCAACAGACCAGCAAGACAAGAAAATGCCTGCTGCGGCCCATAGGATTAAAGATAATTTTAATTTTGTTTTCATAGTTTAAAAATTTTCGGGATCTAATTCTTCGTTAAGTAATTGTTCTAATTTAGGGCTTAAATGTACTGGTGTTTTACCATTTGTGATGTCGGTTAGCACCCAGCCGCCTCTGATGTTGTTTTCGCGGTCATCATTTTCGTAATCGAAATGCAATGTCAATGTTAGTGTTGTTGTCATAGTTATTAGTTTTAAATTTTGGCAAATATAAAATAAAAATAATTAGCAAACAATTTTATTTTTAAAAATATTATTAGTAGGTTTGCGGTCTAAATAATTAATACTAACTAAAAACAACAAACAATGAAACAATTACTTTTAGAAACATTAGAAAAAATGCCAATTATTTTTTCATCAAATCAATTTAGTAAACTTGCGCAAAAAAAAGGAATTCCGAAAAGCTTTGTAAACAACGGAGGCATTTCTGATTTTTTACGTTATTATGCCGAACAATGTGGAAGCAGAAGAGTTTGGAAAAAAAACACAATTGAAAACGAGCCTAAAGTATTTATTCCTAAATTATTTAAAAGCGAAAAAAATACAAATACGGAGGATGCTATTAATCTTTTAAAATCTTTGGGTTATAAAATTATGAAACCGATAACGCAATACGAAGAAATGTAATAAAAACTTTTAACAACTAACAAATGCAAGCAGTAATAGAAGAAATATCAATAACATACTCACAAGAATGTGATGAATCAAGCCAAGACTGGCAATCAATTAAAATGTTTACAAACGATAATGGAGCATGTAAATACATAGTTTTTCAAACACAACGATGGGCTATTGACAACATTGATGAACTTGTAGAAATACTTAACGACTTTAAACTTAAAGCAGGAATATAAACTAACAAAACAACTAACAAAATGAAAGCACTAATCCAAAAACTATTATTCGGTTACCGAAACAACCCAGCAGCCTACACTCCTAAAGGAGGCGCAAAATTAACGTACAAAGGTGGCAATGCAGAGGCCATACATTCTGCACTGGTATTAATGCAATATCAAATCAAACATGCCAAAGGAATCAATTAAAACACGTAACAGAAAAATAAGCCGCTACATTAGCGATGCCTACGTAAACATCATTAGACCTGAAGCAATCGACCCTAAACATTGGGATATGTGGTTGAAGCATAATTCAGGACTAACCCAAGTTGAAATCGCAATGTTATTCCACGTAAAGAAGTATGAAGTTGTGCAAATATTGGCAACGGTTGTGGAGCTGTTAAAGTACAAACCGAAAATTATCGAAAAGGAATGGACACAAGAATTTCGTGTATGGATTGATGGGCAGTTGTTTCGCGATAGGATTAGGGCCAAACTACATGCCGCGTATAAGGTGGCTAAGAAAACAAATAGTAACGAATTATTAATAATGTCAGAAGTATAAATTAAACTAACTAACTAACTAAACATGATATACAGAGACCATTTTCAAAATTACAAAGGTTATGCGATACCTAAAGCGCAATTAATTATA